ACACCAGAATCAGGAGCCGTTAAAATTAAGAAACTAGGATTTTGATGTAAGGCGTATGAGTTATTTTGTACCTTGGTTACTGATGTGGAAGTTGGTAATCTGTCACTTCTCATAACGGTTTTTCGACTTATATTATTACCGTCAAAAATATTAATAAACACCCCAAAAGTTGATGCTGTGATATCATATGTAGGTGCAAAATATTCATAATTAAATGCACTTTTGAATGATCCATTATGTATATCGACATAGTCAGGAGATCCACTACAACCCGCATCACCTGACTGAAAAGTAATATCAGGATTCCAATACCATTTACCGCCAAATAATCCACCTCCCTCAACTGACTCATCATTATAATACCCCATATTTTGGGTTAAATTAGTGTTTTTAGGTGTCCAACATCCATCTGGCTCAATCGTATACATGTAAATAAGTTGGGATACCGAATTACCGTTTGGATTTATAAAAGGTGCATTACATGAACATGAACTAGATCTGAAAACTCTATTTGCTATTGACCCTTCGTAACCATATAATGTTTTATGGACAATATAATCACATGTAAATAAATTAAAATCTTGTCCATAATAATTGTTATTTTTAACATTCGTGTTATTAAACCCATTTAAAGGTATTTGAGGATTCCTTTGAGGCCAAACAATCTCACCTTGTTGACATGGTACACTATTATAGTTAATAGAATTTAAAGACATATTAGAACCATTCCAATATCCTCCCAATGTTGTAGTATTTGAGTGAATTTGGAAAGTTCTTGGTCCTTGTATTCTAATGTCACCATAATTTGTATTAGTATACGCATTTGAATTTTGTAATTTATAATCAATGTGTTGTCCATTAGATGCCGTAACATTTGAGATATCATATCCAAATTTTGTACTATCTAACGCCGAATAATACCCATGTAAAGTTGTTGTAAACCCGCTAAAATCTGTTGTCGATGGTAAATAATTAAAGTTTTCATAAAAAATTCCTGTATTTGAATAACCCGAATCAATACTATTAACACCAACATTTGCATAAATAAAATCATGTCTCGCATTTTTTAATTTAGGTTGAATTGGGATATTCAACTTGTATTGTCCTGTAACAACAGGAGCATTTGGATCTGTATAATCATACCCAAACAATCTTCCTAAATTGTATGAATTTTCGTTTCTAGTAGAATAAGGATCAACTCCTCTAACTAAAAATACTAATATTTGATTGTATCCTTGGGTTGACGCAGTCAATGGGTTAACAGTTTCCCATGGAGTCCCGTTTATTGTGTTATTAGGATCACAATAATTATTAATATAATTAAATGGTGGTGGAGTATAAGTTATAAAATCCGGAAATTCAGGGAAAACTTGGTATCGACAAGCATTCCAATTATTTGTTGGTGTTCTATAAACACCAGGTCTTATAATTCCATACGTGCTTGACATTCTCAATCTAATAGGATTGTTCAAATATCTATTCCATAATGATCTACTAGCACTCGAATTTGACATTGTACCAAAGTCAGATATAGTCATTGCGGTTATGACTTGGAAGTATTCAATATCTAATGGGAATGTATGGAATTGTGTATCTGCAGTATTAGATAAAACCGTATATGGAGTAATAATACCTGTTGAATTAGGATTTAGTGGATCCGCATATGTAACATTAATATTTATAGTTGGTGACGTATTTACCGAGCTACCAGTAATTGATGGTATACCAAATTGGTTGTTTGTGTCAGCACTAAAACAATTGACATCCGCACTTTTGTTTGGGTTTTGAAAATATACTATGGTTCCTGCAGATAAACTATTAACACTTCCTGGATCACAAGATAAAACCATAACATTATCAAGATGAAAAGTACTATTAGATGAGTAATTAAAACTTACTTTTATTTGATTTACACCATTACCATTAACATCCGAACCGGGTAAATTAATATCAAAATATTTTGATTTTGTATTAAATAAATTTAATCTTTCCGCGATAGTTAGGTTTGTTGAGAACCATCTTCTATCGTAATTACTTACGTCTTCAGCATCATCTTGATAATAAGGCATAAAAGCGTCAACTGATGGTCTTATGGTGCCAGACTTTGCACTATTAATTCCTCTACCTGCCAATACTGATTGTATAGGTGTCGTCAAGTCGGTAGGTAAATACATGTTTTGTGGCTCATTACTACATAAAAGTGGTCTTAAATTATCAGGATCCGGTATCCAAATATTTTGGATTTGGGATAACCAAGGATCTATTCCATCATAGAAAGTACTTTCGTTCCAATCGGATAATTGTGAAATATTAAATGTTTGGTAAGAATCGGCAATGTCACCTAATACTTGAGCTCCTGTCTGTACATCAGAAGAAGTAACATTACAATTACACATCTCACAATCAGGAAAAGTTAAATTGGGTAAATTAAGGTTTTTTAATTTATTTGGTAAATCAAAAACAGCGTTTGCCTTATCAGCTTGTTCTTTTATACTTGGTACATCTTTTTTTTCACCACCAAACAATCTTCTTACTTTATCAATAATCCATAGAACAACAGTTGCAATTACTCCAACAACTAATACAACAATATATAAAATTGGCGCAATTAATTGTAATAAAAACCCTAAAACGTGTATAACCGCCATTATGGCAATAAAGACAGGTGTTAAAATTCTAATTAACAATGAAAATAATATATAAATAAAGTCAGGACGATATTGTGCATCGTTTGCCGGAAAAGGATTGTTTGTTGATTCGCAAGTATCGTCATTAATATATTTAACAGACATTATTTTTCTTGGTGCTACACCACCTCGGTATTGATCAATAAGTTGTGAAATAGTGTATACTTGGTTATAATCAAACTCAAAAAAGAAATCGTCACAATTTACTGCCGCAGTAGGATCGATATAGTCTGTCCAATCTAAACTAAACGCATATGATTTTTGTAAATTATCATAATCATTATTACCTGGTAAAGAATTTAAAAGAGGATCGTTTGATGACGTACTCCATCCGTATTCTCTAATATTTGGCACTAAAAAATAAGCCCTTCTAATAGGGTCATCCAATGTTTCAGGTTGTTGCCATTTTATTTTAAATCTATATTTTGCCTTTGTTGGTACACCAATATTTGGATCGTTTGATATAACTTGTTGTCCAAATTCATTAGTGTATATATAATCTAAATTTAGTGGTAAATCTATTAACCATGTTCCATTTTCATCAATAACTTTTCCACCATTTTCTAAATCCGCAGATTCAAGAACAGGTTGACCGTTCACATCTAAATCTATAGTTTGTCTAATTGCCAAAATTTCACCAGGTCCTGTAACCATAGAACATAATTCTCCACTTCTCCCTTTTACTTTACAGTAGTTTTTAGTACCACCTCTCCATTTTTTAACTGCAAACTTATCTAAGGTTGATACCATAGATCCCATAAAAATAGATGTCGGTTGTATATCTAAATTAATTTCTTTTACTAAATCAAAATCAGTTCTAGTTATCGCCAATTGACAAACTTCTGGTTGTCCCCAAAATGGTAAAACTTCAATCTCTTTGGCAACGTTAACTAATTGAGGTAAGGAATCCAAGTTTGTTGAACTGTTGAATTTAGTTCCGCCTATTTGACCTTCTGTCGCCATACCCATTCGTATCAAATCCTGTGGCGATAATGAAAAAGGTCCCATGTCTGACAAATCCAAATCCATAACCAAAGTTTGACTTCCAACAGGAACCCCAAAAATCATAAAGTCACCACTATCATTTGTTCTAACAGTGAATTTATAGTATTTGTCATAAACTTCTATCAGTGATTTGTTAATTAAAACGTCTTCTCTATCAGGAAAAGTACCAGTTGGTGTATGATTACTATAAGACGCAGTATATGGTAGTAGGTTATATCTATAACCATCAACATTTTTATCAGTTAAAGATTTATATGGATATAATTCTGATATTACAGGATTATTTTCGTCTTCCGCGCTTAATGGAATAAAAATAGATACCCTTGCATTTGGTACTCCATATCCATTATTAGCAATTACACGTCCAACTACAACTCCGTAGTCTGAACACATCCTCGCATATACTTCACTTTGTGTTATTTTTAAGGAGAGAATTTCTAAAAAGTCAAAATCCTGTTCTATTAAAACTTGTACATCTTTATCTACACCAGGTTCTGTTCTTAATCTATATGAATTAGGCATTATTTGTCATTTCTTGATAAATAGTTTATTGTCCATTTTCAAGAAAAATAAACGATATTGTAAAAAAATAAATTATCAGGAGAAATTAACTGTAGATAAGTTTTTAACCTTAACCTTAATATCCTTATTTGGGAATCTAATTTGGTATATTTGATTTGGTTGTGCAAAAATTGTTTCATCCACAGGTTGTATTTGTCTTGTTGATGTGTCAGAATACGACATCGATGTTTGTGATGATGAATATTGTCCTCCAACCACATTAAACACTGAAAAATCAGTTATACTTATAACACCGTTTTCTGATTGAACTATTCTTTTTAATTCAGATATGAATACGTTTTTACCTAATTCCGTATTAGCGGGATTAAAATAATTTGAAATTTTATCAATTATATTTGTTATAACCACTCCTTGGTTTTGTGTCGCATCCAATACTACAGATATCTCAACACTTAAATCAATTACGTTTGCCGTTAATATCGAAATATAATCATTCATCATTCTATAGTTTGATATATAATTAGCCAAATTAGTTTTCAATGTGTTTGAAGTAACCTCAGTTAACTTACCTGATGAATCATAAGATAAGATTTGAATTTTAATTTTGTTATCTTCCTCAGTAATTGCAACTTTTGCAGGTGCCCCGAATTGTCCCGGCATTTTTCTTATTATTGCCTCGTAGTCACTAACAGTTACCGCTCTGTTTTGAGCGGCAAAGTTAAATGTTACATAATTTCTAACCTCTTCAACTGTTGGTATGTCACCACCACCAATTGCCGCAGTAACATTATTACATCTTAACGATTTAACAACATTAGTATTTGTAGATTCAGAAGGACCATTAACCGCAAAAGAAACAGTACCAATTTGATTAATAATATTAACCCCTAAATTTGTACCTTTACCACCACCAACACGATATTGTACGAACAATGTTGAGTTAGCTTTTAATGCTGTACCTAACGCCAAATTATTTGAGTAATTTTGTAAATTTAAATTCATCCCCATTGATGCAAAATCTCTCAATTGTTGATCCGCACTTGTTGTACCACCACCAAAAGTCATTTTAAAGAAACTTTCAGGTGTGTATTCGGTAATAAATCTATTACTTGTTACAATATATTTACCAACTTTAATTCCTGGTGTGTCAGAAGGTTTTGTCGGATCTTCAACAAATACTCTATCTTGTATTAACGCATCAACCTCATACCATCTGTTAGCTTCACCTAAGAATTCTTGGACGCTCGGCACATTAGCATAGTTTGTACCATCTTTTAATAATACTGATGTCACACCCAAAACATTTTTTTCAGGAAGAAACATTTCAAAAAATGGTCTAACGTCGTTTGGACTTATAACTCGTTTGAATACTTTTGTAATACCATTAACGACAACTTCTCTTTTAACAATTGTATAATTAATTAATGTATTGTTAGCGTCAAAGTTTGGAATCTTTAATCTATTTGGGAATCCTTCAGCATTATAAGGTGATGTGAAATCAATATCATAAACGGTTTCAAATACTTGTCCCGCCCCATTAACTTGAGCTCCTCGTCTTAATATACCACAATATCTTAAATCTTCTTTATCACCAAATGCCGGAACTGTAATTGAAAAATCAACCAACGATACCGATGGTCGTTGTCCAGGAATTTTTAAACCATATGTTCTAGCAATATTATATACAGATGAACGTTGTTGAGCATATTGTAATACGGTTTCCTGTATACTTCTATCAATATGATAATGTAGATTATCGGCAACCGCAGCATTCAAATCCAACATTACGGAGAATAATGATGCGTCATTGAAGTTGTCAATTAAATCAGGATAATAGGTTCTTGTGAAATTAATTAGTTCCGTCCTTACACCTTCAAAGTCCCTGACCGTATATGATATTTTTTTGTTTGCCATTTCTATTAAATATTAATGATTATAAAATCTCGCGAATTAAATGCATCTCTTGTTATGGTATAATCTAACCTAACAACTGCGGTATATTCTTTTGTTTCTTTACTCGGCACTTTATATATTCTTGTATCTAAATTTGGATTTGTATTCCAACCATTCATATCTTCATCAGTTGCCGGTGTAACACTAATATTATTAATTAATAAACCAGGGATAAAATTTAATACCGCATCCCTAATTTCAGAATCTATTTCAGAAAATGTAGGTCCGTCAAAAGGTTCAAATATATATTCGTAAATTCTACTTCCAAAATCAGGTAGATAATATCTAGAACCTTTTCTTGTTAATAATAAATGAATTAGATTTGAACGTATTTCTTCGTCAGTAGTATCTGATAAATCTAAATATTTTCCATCAAAACTATCTCTGAACGGAAAATTAATTCCATATGTTTTACCATTTGCCATACTAATAAATATAACACAAGATATTTTTAATAAAATAAAAAATCCCAACTATTGGTTGGGATTTT